TCCCCGACCGAAGCCCTGACCGAATCTAAAAACTTCTTAGAAAAATCTTTTGGACCATAGACGAACTCTACTCTTGGTTCTTTTAAGTTAGAAGTGTAGTAAAGCCATTTAACTGATTGCTCACATTCTTCCTTATCAAATTTCTTCTCGTGGAGAGCAATGTTAATCCATTCGTCTCTAACTTCTGCCTGTAATTTGATTTGTTTAGGAGTTAATTTTTCTAGCATAGATTTAAAATAAATTATTCTTAGTCAATGACTGGAGTAAGCTCGCTATTCACGAACTCTTGCTGCCTGCGTAGTTCATAAATACCATCTGGTAATTTAGCATCTCCAATTTTAGGACTGTGCTCAGGGTGGAAGAGGTTAGTGTCTTTAGCCACGAAATAACCGAAGATGTAATCACCATCTTGCTTCAGATAAAGTTTTCCATTGTCAAAAGTGTGAGAGTTACCGTGTGAACCTGTAGCAAAGACTTTGGATTTGGTCTCCTTTAATCCTTTTGGTAATTTTTCAATTTGGCAAAATAGGATTTCACCATGTCTAAATACCTTAGTTTTGTTTGTCATATATTTATGTTTAATTATTTAACCCTTATTAACCCCTCATACGTCTTCTTCACAAAGTCCGTCTCCTTAAACAGATAATGACTCTCTACACGCCCATTATGACTGCCTAGGAGGTCAATGAGTGCTTGCTCGGCAGCCTCTAAGCTATCTGCTTCAATGATACGCGTCCAAGGCATCATGATAGCGTGTTTGGGGATGTAGTAGAATTTCATATTATTTATTTAATATTCATATCAGCCAGTATTATCGGCTGTTGAAATATGTTAACACCAAAATAAGCGGCTTTAAATGTTGGTTGATTTCCAGTTTTACCTGTTAAATTATTGTAAAACCTCATTCTTCTACTAGGAATTAGGAGTTGAAACTCTCTCTCTCTCTCTCTCTCATGGTTACATTGATCACTGAGTCAGACAAAATATTTAATGGTAGTAATAAAGCAAATGGTTTTTTTAAATCTAATGCCCTCTCCCAATAAACTCTCTTATTTTTATATGGTGGGTTACTTATCATCACATCCCAATTTTTTGGCTCATAGTTTAAAAAATCTTGGTCATTATCTAAGTGAGAATATGTGATCTTAAATCCATTCTTTGTTAAGACTTTTACAAATTGGCTATCTTCTGTGTCAAAAGGAAGCCAGATAATCTTATTTTTTAAGTGCTGGATATGTGGCAATAAAACCTCTACACCATATTGAGGCGTGTATTGCTCATCACCACCACCTTGCTGATAATAAACTTGATTACTATTAATTATTTCAGACATATCAAATCATAAGCAGTGGTGCTTATTGTTAGTTTATTAATTGTGACTAGAATGTGGGCTCAAGCTTCTATAATGTTCTACTTGAGAGATTGGAATGTAAGTAGCGTCTGTAGACACGCCCCATTATTATCTATTTCCCACGTTCCAGTCACCGAGCTTATCAGGAATGCCTTTGACAAGCTCGGTATTGTGGATAAGTTTAATTAAACGGGATATCTTCAACCTTCACATCACTAGCACCTTGATTGAATTCTTCCAACATCGGGTCAATGAAACTAGCATCCTTACCCCAGATGCAAGGCATCAGTGACTTAGCTGCACGCAAACCTTTCTTAGCTGCTGGGACATCTTTCTGATAAGACAGACCAATTCTGTGACCAATTTCTGCTTTGTTGAGGCGTGACCAGACAAACTCCTTGTTAGTGCTGACACCTAAGTTCATTTCCTTTTCGCTGACCTTAGCGCCATTAATGACTGCTTCGACATTGGTTAATTGATAGACATACTGATCGGGAAATTCACCGGTGCCATTCTTTATATAAGGCTTGGTGGTCAAAGTGCCTTTGATGTAGTCACCAATCTTGTCAAATTTCATCCAAGATGAGTTAGGTACATTCTCGTCGCTGAAATCTTCGTTGGTCTTTTTTGTGTCTGCCATATATTTATTATTAAATGAATAATTCTAATTTAGTTCGTCGTTCTTGTTCTGCTAATAAGGTGCTGACATCATAACCCTGCTCTTTGTACTTAGCAATTATATTGCCTAAATACTTAGAGTTTAATTCGGTCAGTGGCAAAGTCCTGTTGCGACTAGTATGTATTCCCTTTTGCCAGTTGGATTCTGCCTCTTGTTGTTTATCTTCCATACTATTCCTTAGGTTTAAACTGATTGTCCAATGCCTCGTTCACAGCTTCATTAAGTGCTTCGTAGCAGACTTTATAATCATCACTCTCAGCTAGTTCCGCACTCATAGTCAGTGTGACCTTATTGTATTTGGTCCGGTAGCCGCTAGACAGGCCGGCGGTTCGGGATTTGGTCAGTTCTATTTTGTTGATGTGCATACTACTTCAGGCCAATAATAGGTGTATTCTCACCGAGCATAGTGCTTGGTAGGCTTCCATTCCATTTCTCTACCCACTTCAACTTAACATAATCAGCTCCGCCTTGTGAGGTAACAGCTTGAGCTTGAATTTTAATAGCTTCTGCTTCGGCTTGGGCTTGGGCAACACGCTGTTCGGCTTCAAACTTAACTTGAGCTAACTTATTCTTAGCAGCGAGAGCATCTTGTTCGGCAGTTACTTTCGCTTCAATAGACTTGTTAAATGACTCTGAGAATTGGAAGTTAGTGATGGACACATTCTCCATAACAATATACTTGCCTTCCATTCTTTGCTTGAGAGAGTTTAGGATTTCCTCCTTAACAACTTCACGCTTGGTAATCAACTCGTCAGCAGTAAATTTAGCAGTAGCAGCCTTGATGCTTTCTTGCACGGCTGGGGCAATCAACACTTCGGAATAGTCTTTGCCAATCTCCTTGTATAGCTGAGCAACTTTGTCTTGGTCTAATTTGTAATTGATAGCTACTTTAGTGGATACATTCTGCAAATCTTTAGAGGCGGCTGCTGACTCAATTTCCTCTTTCTGAGTTCTGATGTCCATATCATAGACACTGGAAAACGGATTAATGATGTGCCAACCCTCAGACAAAGTTTCATTCTGTATCTGACCAAACTTGATAACAACTCCTCTGTGAGCTGGAGCGACTGATGTTACTGGCCAAATAAACAAGGCCAGAATAAACATCACGACTAGAGTTACGACAGCGATTACACCTTTGTTTTCCATATAATTATTTTTTATTCTTTTTATTAGGTTTATTAAACAATGTCTCGCCTACAAATAGTATGGCCATTACCAGCACAACTAGGAATAGGAACTTGAAAAATAGTAGGTTCATATTTAACTTTAGTTTTTAATGAAATTCCACCGATAAGGAGGAGTGATTGTTGTCCCATCCTTGATGTTTCTTAGTCACTCCCCTTATCAGCAGAAATATCGATATTATTTTTCCCAAAACTTTGGGAGATCTAGCCACTCTGTGCAAGCCAGAGCGTTGCCATCACCGTACCGATCCTTGGTACCGGTCCAAATCTTTATGATTGTCTGCAGACCGACCTCAGGATTAGTAACATCTTTGATGGCTGTAATCATGGAGTAACTGACATCGGTCATATCTGAAAATTCCTTGAGAGTGATATTTTTATCACGGCAGAAATCTGCAATAGTGCTTAACTTTTTTTCTGGCATATAAAATTAGTTTTGCTTTATTAATTACTATCTAATAATATACTTTATTTTGGTTACTGTCAAATGTATATAAATAATTGTATTAGCCCATATTGCTTAGGTTTCTGAGCGCTGTCGGTAGATCGCAATCGTAAATCTTCATATAGAGGTCTAAGTTATCCCCATGTTGACCGCTGCCATAATCTGTCCAACGATTTGTAGTTTTGTTCCAGTGCAAGGAATTGGACGGAGAACGCTCATTTCTAAAGGGATTTACAATGAAAAACCCGGAAGGAGCGATGTCAGCGATTAGGTTACAAGGAACTTTCTTAATACGTTCTAAGTCGTATTCTATACGCTGTGGATAACTTTTGCCAGAACGTTCAGTTTTTAACTGATCTAACTTAATGCGGATATTCTTATTTACTTTGTCTAATTCTTTCTGTGCTATATTGTGTTGCCACTGACTGTGCCAGTTAGGGTGGCGCATAAGCAGTGATTTAGTGTCTGCTTCACGTGTTTCAAGTATCTTTTTGAGATGATGTAGGTAGCGTAAGTTGATGCGTATAGACTCAATCTTAGATAGTCCATAATCGGCAAGGTCACTGTGGATAACTCTTGGCTGGACGATATTTCCCTTTTTAATGTCAAGTTCTAAAAGACGCATAGCAAATGAGTCTGAATCATTATAATGATACATCTTCTTGAATTCGCCTTTACTGTCTTGAATGATTGTTATATCCATATTATTTGTTACTTTGTCTAATTCCTCACCCTTGCGAATCTTGTGAGCGATGTGCGTCCACACTTCGATTTGAGTAAGAATATCATTTGCATTTATAAAGTCTTTTAATTTTTCAAACATATTATTATTTCCGTATTATTATTTATTTAAAAAAGCTTCAATTTGTTTATCAACATGCTCTTCTTCGGTTATAGGTGGATTGATGAGACGGAGAGGATAAAAGCTAAGTCGTTCATAGCTTTTAGTGTCATTATTATAGTAAGCCTTGCGACCAGTAGAAGCTAAACCAAAAGTTTCTTTGACACGTTTAGCAAGTTCGGAGCTACGGAATTTTATACCACCATAATCTTGCACATTCTGACGATACCAAAAGCGAAAACCCTCATAAATATCTTTTAGAGTTATTTCTCCAGAGCTATCTATCTCATAAGTGGTTTCCAGATATTCACGACAAGAGTCTGACTCACGGCGGAAAACCTCCATAGAAGCCTCAGAACTGGCCGATGCTACAAACTCGTATTTACTATTTTTAAGATCAATAAGACCACCAATAAAAAGATTGAGAATAGCTGACTTTTCTGCCATTATCTTTTTATTTAAATCTGTGTCCATGACATAGATATTTTTTAGTTCTGGATTTTTGATTTTCGCATATTCTGATGGGCGCTTATACTGATTGGTAAATTCTATTATAACAATACGTCTATAAGTTCCGTCAGAAGTATCAGTGAAAGTCGGCAGACCATTACAAGCTACGATGATTTTGAGCTTAGGGCGGAAGTTGACAGGCTCTTTAAATTTGCGAGAAATACTAATAACATCTCCCGACACAATCTTTTTAATCTCTTCAGACTCAATGTGCCCCTTTTTAGTCTCGGCACATTGGTTGAAGCGAGAATTAAGCAAACAAATTTTGTCAAAAGTCCCTGACGCTAACTGTTCCAAAGTCAGAGATGTTACTTGATTTTTCTCATCCATCGACTGATGGAAAAACATAGAAAAAGTATTAATTAATGTTGACTTTCCCGAACCGCCATTGCCATTAAATAAAAACATGGCCTCAGCAGCGTTAGAGGTGTCTAATAAATAACCACCTAAACGAATGATGTTGGCAATAGTGTCTTGCTCGCCATTAAAAGTATGGTTAAGGAAAGCCACGAAGTTTGGTGCGCTGGTAGCGTTAGGATCATAATCAACATTGATGGCGCTATCGAAGTAATATGTTGGTGAGTGAGGGATAAACTCCTTAGTATGAATGTTTAGTATGCCATTATTAAGACACATTAAATTAGGATAGTCATTCATCTTCTCAATGCGTGCCACACCAGGATAAACAATCAGCGCCCGTAACACCATGTTGACATTCTTGAAAGCGTTGGTAATACCGTATTCAATGCAAAAATTAAGATACATGCGGTCAAGGTCTTTGTCGGAGATAAAATCGTAGCACTTACCATTATAGATGTAGAGTGCATCGTTGCACGACACCATCGTCGCATTGTCTTGCAAGAGATACATCGCCATCACGACAGGGTCTTTGCAATTCTTACGAATAGACTCAATGCGATCTTCGTCTTTTAGATTGTCTTTCATCTCTGACATGGGTAGAGATTTAGATTATTATTTGTTCTGTGTGCAAATTTCACAATAGGCACTGTGTTTGCGGCGCATATTATAGCACGCTTCGTTCTTACAGAGTCCGAGATAAGTTCGTGATTTGACTTTCAGTGCCTCGTCTATTTTGTTTTTAGCGGCGGTGTATTCACGCTCTTCGTCACCGATAGCTATTGATTGTTTTTTCATATTGTTAGCGGATTGGACCGTTGTTCGGTCTAATAAATAATGGTGCTTAGCTTCAGGGAGAGTAACTTGTGAGAAACTTCCCTGGAGCTAAGCACCATTATCACAAGTTAGTTATGTGATGACAGAGTAACACTTTTTTAGATGACGGACAAGACTGGAAGATGTTGATGTTTTTGCTGATTATTATTTTACGACGCATGTTATCAACAACTAGTCATCGGATATGTTTTTACTTAGCAAGGACAATTAGATTTCAAATTTCCGAATATTGGATTTAGATTTCAAACGGGAATTTGATAATGTCTTTTGGAAAAGATACAATTTTTGCCGTGTTGGCGAGTATTTATTTTATGCGTGCAGTTGCACGCATAACAAAAAACCGCCCTGCTTTCTGCCCTCTTTTACCATGTCATTAATTACTTGCAGAATATACTTTTTAGCTTCGGCTTGATCTTTTTTTGTGGTTTTTAGGATTGTCATATTAATTAGTTAGATGATTATTAATTAGTGATTGACTTAATTTGTTCGTTTTGGATAAAGATGATTTGTCCTTTTGGATTGGCTAGTTCGACTTGCGTTGCAAGTGTGCTTTCAGCGATTATACGGATTATTTGTAGAGTTTTGCCGTTAGTGAGATTGACTGTCATATTTTTGGCGAGCAATGACTATTAGTGATTGCTGGCGGTTAGTTTAATATACAAATAATTGTATATTAAAAAATAGTAATAGTCAAGGGCTTATTGTTTTAGTATTTATTGCTAATATTGGCCTAAAATGCGTTGATGGTTGGATTGATCGTAAATTTTTAGAGATTTGCTTGTTAATAACTATTTTATTGTATATTTTTTTTTATAAAGTTGAGCTTAGGTAGCTCTTTTTTGTTTTCGTTCTTCTATGGGGCTTATATGGCTTTTTGTGAAATTGTTGTTTTTGTTTAGTATTAGCCAAAATAGTTGGAATGGGCATATATTATACTGATTTTTGTTTTTATTGCTTGTCAATAGCCAAAAAATTGGTAGTCAGAGCCTTGTCAGAGCCTTGTCAGTTTGCCTGTCAGTCAATAAATACGGGGGGTTTTGGTGTTTTTTGACATGATGACAAGCAATTTTTAAATTTATAATTGTATATATTTTGGGCAGGAGAAAAAAGAGAAAACAAAAAAAATTGTAAAGTAATTTTGGAAATTGCCTGTCTGCCTGTCAGCAATCACTGTTTTGACCAATAAAAATGGGCCTTGCCCACCAAATGACAGGACCCTGACAAGCAAAAAATAAAAAATTGGTTGTCATAAATTTTTTTTAAAAACGCCAATGAAAAGGGGTATAGGCGTTTTTTCGTGTTATAATATATGCCGTCTTTTGACAAAATGACAATTTCGTGTTTTAATAAACTAACATTTGACAAATTTGTCAAAAGTATAGTCTAATATGTATATTATAACACGAAATGCCAAAAAATTATTACCGCATTTGTCAAGTTTTTTAATCCGCCCCCTGATATTGTTTTTATGCTTGTCAATTATTGCTAATATTAAGCAATTAAGTGTTCGGTTTTTGTATGAGTCGTACAAGATATATTGTACGACTCATCTTTATTACATATTACAAAATCTTTTAATTAATTTGTAAATAGTATTTAATACAACACAATTATATCTATTTGTCAATTTTGGAGGGGTGGGGGTGGGCCCCAATCGTGATCGGTGATATACACATCCTAGCCTCCCCAGAGAACCTCAAAAATATTCCAGCTTTACAATACACTCTCTAAATTGTATAATATAAATCTATGGAAAACTTACCTCAAGACAACGCGATAGTAGTCAAAGAAAAACTAGATAAGGATATAGAGGTTTTAAAGGAAAAAAAGGCCCTTGCTGCGCTCGCACAAGGCAAGACCACTACTTATATCAAGGACAGAGTTTATAAGCACAGGAAGCTGTGGTGGGCTAATTGGGAGGCTATGATGAATAGTGAAGATGTCAGTGAAAGGAAGTTAGCATTGGTTGAATATAATAAACTACAGCTTCGTGTCTTGCCTACACAATTAGAAGGCACGAACGGCCAGTCAGTTGTCGTTAATATCGTCGGAATGGGCATAGAACAGCCAACACCAGACGATGACTACATTGAAGGCGAAATAACAAGTAAATAATTCACTATAATGGAAATATCTCTCCCAAAAAATTTCACGCCTCGGCCATACCAATCGGAACTCTTGGAATCGCAAAAAAGATTCAAGGTGGCAGTTTTTAATCGTCGTGGTGGTAAGACAAAGTCAGTTTTTAATCAGCAAATTTTGCGCACACAATTAAAGTATTCAAAATCTTTGGAACGTTGGCTAGCACCCAACGATCATCGTCTTACGGAAAAGGAAAGGAATGATGTTAATATTTATTATTATTTCTTACCGACTTATAGACAGGCTAAGAGCGTTATCTTTGATAAACTTGTTAAGGAACACGTGCCGATGGAATTGGTTGAGAAGATGAATGAGTCTGAGTTATCTATTTATTATAAGAATGGTAGCATTCAAAGATTCGCCGGTTGTGATGATATTGATAAGCATCGTGGTATCAACCCGATTGATGTGGTTTTTGATGAGTTTTCTGAGGAGAATCCGGAGATGTGGACAGCTGTTATTCAGCCGATTTTGCGTGAAAACAAAGGCACTGCTACTTTTATTTTTACGCCCAAAGGCCGTAATCATTCCTGGGAGATAATGGAGTATGGCAAACAAAATCCTAATCAGTGGTTTGTGAGTGTAAAAACTAATGATGATACGCATAGCTTCAGTCCCGCTGAACTTGAGGAAGCACGACGTAATACTCCTGAGGCTTTATTTCTTCAGGAGTATTTTTGTGATTTTACGGAAAATGCCGGTGCTTTCTTTAGGAATATCAAACAATGTCTTTATGAGGCTGATGATTACCAACATCCACGTCATTTCTACAATTTAGGAGTTGACCTTGCGAAGTATAACGACTACACAGTGCTAACACCATTTGACCTTGCGACTTTTCGTGCGAAGAAGCAGGAACGATTTAATCAGGTTGATTGGAATTTTCAGAAGATGTTGATTGAAGCGAAGGCGCGCAAGTATAATAATGCGCAACTAAAGATTGACCGGACAGGCGTTGGTGATCCGATTGTGGAAGATTTGGAGCGAATGGGTTTGAATATTGGTGATGATGGTGCTATAATATTTTCAACTACATCGCGTCGCGACCTGTTAAACAATCTCGCTATACTTTTGGAACAGAAGAAAATTAAAATTCCGAACGACCCAGAACTGATTTCTGAGCTTGAGGGTTTTCAATATGTTCTTACTAAGAAAGGTAGGATTGAAGTGCAGACACGTAAGAATTTGCATGATGACCGCGTGATGTCGCTTGCTTTGGCTGTTCATGGTATAACTACGCCGGTTAATAATGATGTTTATGATGAGGATGATTGGGCGAACAATGATACAACTACTAAATCATTTGACAGGTTTGCAATAATCTAATTATTAATTAGATGATCTAAAATATAAATTATGAAAACTCTACAGGAGGAATTAAAAGATAATCAAAAAAATCTTCAGCCGGAATTTCCTGATTATAGTGAGGAGGAACTTCTTTACCGTGCTTCT